CTGATCGTCTTATTAATACGCTCCACTTCATACAAATAATTGTGGTGCGAAACATCTTCTACTTCGGTTTCACGGCGCAGCAATACACGCACCAAATCGCCCAGCACCAGCGTGGTATTAAACGAGTCTGGCTTGACCGTTAAGCGCAGCGTATGCGTGATGTACTTACGCCTGGCGACATAAAACATGCCAACCTTCACGGCATGATTTTCACTGGTGCAAAACTCGCTTAGGTCATACTGCTCGAAGGGTCCATCGGTTGCCTCACCATCAAACCCAACCAGTGCCGTGCGGATGATACCGATGTCGTTATCGGGCTGTTGCCGCCACAGCACCTCAGCCGTGATTGGCTTGCGATCTGCCAGCGGGATGTACTGGATTTCAAACCCACCAGGCAGAACGTGCTCTTCGGTGAAATCAAAGACCCACGTTACCGCTGTGGTCTTGATGGTGTAATCCTCGTTGATCGGCAGTGCAGGACGCAGACCCTTTTTACCGTTTGCGTCACTTACCCGCAGCAAAAACTCACGAGCTGTTCTTTGCAGCCAATCCTCAAGATTGGTCGATTTGTCAAAAATGCCGTTGTAATAGAAACGGTTGACATCAACAAAGTTTGCGGCGTTTTCAAATGCCGTCGTGTCCAACAATGCCTCTGGCAAACGGCTGCTCTCGCGGATCAAATACAGCGCCAGGTCAATCAGATTGTTGCTTGAACCGTAGGTGTCATCAAGGATGCGCGTAACCTGCATCCCCTCACGCACGAAACAGTGAACCTGTCGGTCCCAAGTTGAATCACCATCCGCATGGCTGTTTTGATAAGCCAGCGTGGTCATGTTTGCATAGGTGCCTGAGGTGCCGCAGTAATACGGGCACTGCCAGGTTTCTTTGCCCGCTACGACCGTGATGAAATTGCCAGCGGTGAAGCTGCCAGCCCTTTGGTCGTAGGTCTGCACCCAGGTCCCAACACGGCAGGCACGCTGGAAAACGTCGCGCAACTCAAGCGCAGGCAGTTCGCCCTCGCTCAGCACAAGCTCAAGGTTGACGGTTAACTCATTGGTTGTGCCGTCGTTTTCATAGCGTCCTTCAGTCGCGCCAGGGCTGACAAACACGCCGCCAATATCAATGCCGCCGACCGTGATGCGCCGTCCGAAGACAATCGGGACTGGATCGCCAATAACAAAAGCCCGCTGACGAGAATCCAAGCTGGTCTGCCCGACAGCAGCTCGCTCCACGAGCGGTGACACCACCAAACCGCTTTGGCTTGGCAGCAGTGCCAACGGGTCGCGGATGCTGATGTTCATAGACGGAGTGGTGCGCCAATCAAAATTGAGTTGAACTTACGCGGTGGCGCTTGGGCACCCGTTGGTGCAAGGCTAGAACCAAGGCTCACGTTCAGCAAGCTGAAGCTACCTCTTGCGCCAATCACCTCGCCAACATAAGTGCCGATTAAAAGCTGAGCTGCCTGCGGCACTGCATTGGAAAGCCGTGTGTCGAACTCGTAGAGCTTCAGCTCGCACAGATAATTGTTGTTGATTGCATCATCTACGAGATCAGCCACCAAGGCTGTAGCCGGTAGATCAATGCTGACGCCAGCATCAGTGCCAGGCGTTCCGCCGATCATGCCATTGGCAACAAACGGCTGGTATGTCCAGCTCACGCTATCGAAGGTGACTGTTTGCCCGATGTAATAGTTTTGCCAGCGATAGTACGTGGTGGCGCCGGAGTAAAAGCGCAGATACTGGGCTTGACCGCGATTAGCCATTAGACCCCCTGGAAGCGACGGCCGCCGGTTGTACGTCCGTTAGTAAGCAGCGTGGCAGCAAGCGTTTGCAAGGCGTTTTCCATGTCGCCTAATGTTACATAGCGGTTGTTGTCTTGTTGTAATACTGGGCCTGTCTGTATGTTGATTGGTCCTACATAACCGCCCTCGGCCATGCGCGGGATTGCCGAATCTCCTCGCGCTCCAGTTAGATAGTTCATCGCAAAACCTGCGGCTTTAGATTCAGGAATTACATATTCGCCCTCGCCCGCCTCCCCGATCAAGGCTTTTGTGGGTCCTGTTGCATATCCGCCTTTGCCAAGAATTACCATTCCGGAAGTCTTTGCGTATGTTCTAATGGTCTCCATTCGTCCTTGTTCGTCTATACGCTCTGCGTAGTAACCGGGCTTACTAGGATCTTTTTCTTTGCTCAGTACATTCCACTCTGAAGCAGCTTTGGTTCGCTCGGTGGCAGCGGCCACACGCTCGGACGAACCAGCCATCGCTTCGGCTTGCGCCGCAGCTGCGGACATAAAGAACTTCAAGTCTGCTGCACGTATTGCAGCTTTATATATTGCCTCCGCAACACGTAATTGTGCTTCCCCAGTTTTTACTGTAAAATTATAATTATCATACGCTATTTGCAATGCTGCCTCGCCGGCATAGATGGCCTTAGCGTAGTTAGTCAGCTCGTCGCCTCTAGCAGCTGCACTTAAGTAATCAATCTCTAGGTTTTTAAGTTTGAGGGCAGCTTGTTGATAAGCAAGAGCGGCAAGACGTTCTTGACTGGCAATCTGGGCTTTTGCTGACTCCAGTGCCAGCTTCGCGTTCTCTTTTTCGAGTACACGTATTGTATTAAGTAGGCGTATTTTGAACGCCAAGTCTCGTGTACCCCGATTCAAGAACTCCAAGTAGTCAATTTGGAGATTGTTGAGAGCTATTTGTGAGTCGTTTAGTGTTTGAGTTAGTACTGTCTGTTTAGATATGAGGTTGTTTTGTACTTGTAGCTGAGCATTTTGACGCTCCAGGGCGACGGATCTTTCTGCGTCTGCTCGCTTAAGTTCGAGAATGCGGATTGCTTGAATAGCCTTAAATTCGAGCTCTATAGCTTTTGCTCGCTCCAGGCGATCCAGTTGGGTATTGTAGGCTTCTAGCTGTAGACCTGCGTATTGAACCTGAGCTTCACGGCGTTTGTTATCGTATTCATTCTGTAGTTGCATAAGCTGCTTCTGAAGATCTATCTGCTGGTTATAGATTTGTGCTGCGTAGCTGGAGCCCTCAGCGCGTTGCATCTCCAGTCCGAGCAGCTGTTCGGCTAGATCTGCCTCGCGGGTAAGGGTATCTACCGCTTTTTGTAGTTCTGCGTTTCGCTTCTCGTCCTCCTCCCGAGTTGCCGTTGTATCGTTGAGGATTCGCTCAATAATAAACTGTACGACAGGTAGTTTTAGTAGACCTTCGGCTATCTGCTTTATCCAGCCTCCGATAGTAGTAAGGATCAAGTTTGCGAATTGGAATATCTTTGTAAATGCGCCAAGCAGTATATTTAAGGCAGCGACAAAAGGTACGCCAATAATTGCAAGTGTTCCCGAGACAGCGCCTAGGAATTTATTCCAGTTGTTGCTGAGTAGGTTGACGCCTGTTGTGATGTCATTCACAGCTGCGGGTAACATTCCGGTTTGCTCGAATGCCGCTTCGGCAAGGGCGTTTTGTGCTGCTTGAGCATCGCCGGCTTCGATCAAACGACGGACAGTTGTATCAAGTTCGGCATTTACATATACGACGCTATCGCGGAAAGCGTTCATGTTTAGTTGGTTTACTGCATTACCGATCTCTGTAATACGTCGCTGGGCATCTTCAAGAATTTGTCCGATTGCTGCTCCAAGGATTTGACCTCCAAAGCCTGTTCCTACAAAGGAACCCAGTAGACCGCCAGCAACTTGGCCCGCCCCACCTCCGAACAGCAGGGGGAAGCCGGCACCAAGCATCAGATTTTCCTGCATAGCTGCGCGAGCTGCAGGACTGCCCGCCATGCCTGGCGCACCGCCGACTGGTGAACTCAGTCCTCCTCTGCCCGCGTTGCCTCGCATTGAAGGCGGCAGTGCAGGTCCTTGAACAGGACCTGCTCCCTGCATAATGTCCATCTGGTTATTAACTCGTGCGATCTCAGCCTGTAGCGTGCGGAAATCGATACTGCCTGCTTCAACTAAATCAAAAACACGACTTAATTCAGCTTGATAAGTGCGCAGTCCGGAAATACTAGCAGGTAACTGCTTCCCGAGCTCCAGTACGGATTTGGTTAGTCCGGATGGACCTTGGCTTTCGGCGCTTAGCCCGCCTACGGGCTGTCTGGTATATAGATCTTTAAGTGTACTTAGTCGTGTTAGTTCAGCACTTATTAGCTTGTTGGAAGCGACTTCGGCTGCTTTTAGAGCGTTTGTAAATTGGTCGGTGCCGGTTTTAGCATTAGCGGCAACAGTGCGAAAGGTGTTCAGCTGGTTGCTGAGACCTGCTATTGAAGTAGAAAACTTAGCGACACGGGTATTACCATCGGCGTAGGCTTTTACGAGATCAGATAGCTGGTTTTTTGCTGTTTTTAGTTCGGCATTTTGAGATGTACTAAATAGTGTAGGAACAGGTTTTAAGTTCTTTACTAAGTTAGTAATGGAGGTAAGGTTATCTTTTACGGTACGCAGACCCGCAATGCCATCGACGCGGAGGTCAATTACTGCGGAGTAACCTGCCACGGTCCGGTCTACCTAGTCTGTTGGGAGTCTAACTCGCAAAAAAGCCGCCGGTTAGCGGCGGCGTTTTGCCTTCTCGTATGCCTTCTGCTCTTCATCGGCTCGAAGGCTGAAGTAGGCGTGCCAGCCGAGCAACTCCTCAGGTGTCATCTGAGTTCTGAGCTGACTTAGGGTCATGCCCAGCTCTTTCGCTACATAAAACTGCAGCTGCAGGTAGTTGCTCTTTTTGAGCTGGGTCTCAAGGGCTTTTGGTGTCTAGTTCCTCCGAATCATCGGTCAGAAGTGCCAGCATCAGAGCTTGCAGGTCCTTGTCCTTGACTTCGTTTTTGAGGATGTCGAGTTCGCCGGCCTTGAACAACTTTTGTCCGTGCTCGTCGCAGGCTTTTGATAGCAGCAGCTGCATAGCAAATGCACCAGCGTCGTCCGACTTGGCTTGTTTTTGAGCACGTTCGCGCTCGGCCATCGTCAGTGGCGTTACCCACATTTCAAAAATGGAACCGTCACTGAGTTCGACTTCCTTTTTTGCGGGCTCCAGGTTGGCTGCCTTACGCAGACGCTCCAGAGCGCTTAGTTGACCTGTGGCAGGCATACAATCAATCTCTGATCCGCTCTAGTGTAGCGGAGTACAAATAAAAAGGACCCCCGCAGAGTGCGGGAGTCCGTAGGTCAGATACCTGGGTAGATCAGGACTTCGACAGGTCGAAGGTTGGGGTTGCGCTGGGACGGAAGGCGATTTCCACGCTCTGGCCGTCATCAGGGTTCACAGTCAGGCTGGCCGAAGTCAGAATGACAGGAACAGTGATGGAGCGGCTGAGAGTATCGTCCACAGAACCGCCACTCACGACGCGGTCGATGTAGAGCTTCATGGTTGCACCAGTCTGTTGGCGCTGGATCACGTCCTCCACCATTCGGTTGGACAGGTTGGTGTCGTCGTCGGTGGTGTAGACGGTTGCAGAGCCCGAACCATCGGCGAAGCCGGTGATGTAGCTGCGGAAAGGGGCGTACTGACCAAGGGTTTGACCGATGGTCGTAACGTCGATTTCCGAGCGGGTAATTTCAAAGCTCCACTCGCGGACAGATCCGACTACTGCCGGTGCTGCGTAGGCGACTTGGAAGGCATTGGG